GAAATAGAGTTCTGATTGATTGATCTTGATGCAATCTGAAGATTTTCCGCCATATTATTATAATCGCTGGAATTCAAAAGCATGGTTTTTTCAGTAATTTGCGACACATCCTGCTGTGTTAATAATGTTTTAACATTAGCTATGTCTGCAAAACCACTCAATGCAGCAGCGCTCGTCACAGTCTGGCTACCCTGAATAGCAACAGCATTAGCGCAGGCACGGTTAATACGGTTATCAATCCCCTGAAAGGCAGAGCGCATCTTTCTCGATAGCTCGTTGTTGTCAAGGGTGTCCGTATTGGTAAGGGTGAATTTAACGTTAGCGTAAATATTAACGCGGTGAGGGACGGCCAGACCTGTAATTTCATTGAAATTAGTCAGGCTTAAACCATCGACAGTGGTGGAAACATACGGCACATCATTCCACTCAGTGAATTCGGAGCGATGCCCCTGCTGTCCACCCATTCGCTTAACGTCCGTCATTCGCAAACAGAGGTTGTCGGCCTCAAACTTTTCTAATTCGTCTTCCAACGTGCGGATGACAATTTTTGCTTGGCTACTCATAATCGTTTACTCATTTAAGAGTCGAAACGTCAAACCCAGCGGCCTTGGCCTGTTTCTTAATCTCTCGTCTAGCGTTGAGGTTCTTGGCGATATTTGACATATCAGTACCATCATCCAGCTTATCAAGCTGCTTCTGCCAACTGCCACTCACTCCACCTACACTGCCACCTTGAGGACTAGATTCAGGTTGTGCCGCCTTCGTACGTTTCGGCTGTATGGTCAAATTACCAGCCAGCTTCCCTAATTCAAAAGTAACGCCACCGGGATTAGTGGCAAACTGTTCACGCAATCGCTCAGCCTTTCTGGAATTCTTCCCCAAGTGATACAACAACTTTGGGGCGTCATTCGGTAGCTGCTCAGCAATCATTTGAGCAAAATCATCACCTAATACATCAAACGCCCGATCTTGCATCTCGTTAAAGTCTGAGACGCCCAACTTTGCGGCATTTGTTGCATAGGTCTTCAGCGAATCACTCCGCTGTTGCTGTTGCGCGTGTAGACGGTGTCCGTTCTGCTGCTGGTTCAGTTGCTGCCCAACTACATCGGTTAGCATCTGCCGATCATAAGCTGATTTGGCCGCCAAATATCTTGGGCGGTCATCAGCATACTCATCAGCATACTCATCTGGTGCCGACTGCAAGGCCTGCGGTGCCGGTCTTGCTACTGCATCCAGTTGCTGCCTTAACTGAACGTTCTCGTCTTTCAGCTTGTCTTTCTTCCGCATCACACGGTTTAAGATGTGATCGGTGTTACTTTTCGGGTCTGGCTTACCTTCGGCTTCTTCTTGACCAGCTAGTACGATTTCGTTCTCTGTAACCTCGTCTTCTTCGGGGGTGTCAGTAGGTTCCCCGCCGGGAGCCTCCTCTACAACCTCATTTTCAACGGCTGCTTGCTCGTCTTGCTGTTCTGCTTCTGCCATGTCTGCCTCACATTTACGTGGAATACTCGGATTAAAACCGGGATTGAAAAGCCATCAATTACAAGAGTTCTATAAATAATAGTTATCAATCACAGTAATACTATAAATAAAAGTTATCGGTGTCAAATCAGCTTACCGTGGAGTTGGCAACCCGGGGAGGATGGGGTATAGTTGTGGTCGGACTGATAGGAGAGGCGGGATTATGGATGCAGAAGAAATGGCAAGAGAATTGCGCGAGCTAGTCACGAACTCATACCGAAGGGGATGGACTAGGGGATGGATTGACGGACTAAAGGCTCTTAGGCTCGGCTTTGCCAACGACGATGCTACGGCATTTATAATTGACACGCTAATTAAGTCCGAGGAAGACCGCGTAGCAGCACGGATTATCGAGGAGCTTAAATCATGAGCATATCAACAGGAGAGGTGGGATTGAGAATATTTGACTGGCCATTCAAAAAGAAGCTGCGACTGAGGTTTCATAAGTGCCATATGACGGTGGTTACATATCCACAAGGCTGGGAGCCATTCCATGACGATGATGTCTGGACAATGATCGATGCCTACTGTACGGAAAACTATCAATGTCTAGACCTAAATCTATTAGACCTACTAGAGGAGTTGTGAGCTGCTTATGAAAACATTCACCGCCAAAGAACTCAACAAGTCACCCGCTCAAGTCTTCAGGGCAGCCGATAAAGACGGAGAGGTCGAGATTAGCCACGATCGGTACCCAGACAAGCGGTTTGTGCTTGAGGCTAGGGAGAGGGTGCCGCTAACTGAGTACAAAGTAGGAGAAAAGGTTGCGCTGCCCGATGGCAGAATATTCACGGTAACTAAAGTTTGCGACGATGTTCCGATTCGGAACTTGCTTACTAACGATGGAGAATAAATAATGCAAGCATTTAACAACGACCCAGCCCTAAAAGCTGAGAAAATAGCACAGCTTAATGGGCACATAGCGGCTGATACGCTTATCCGTGGCACCGGAGATGAAGACGGCAGAGGGTGCTTTATCGTCTGCCTCTTTCACAACTATGATCACTCCAAATTCCCCAGTGAGCTGGGCCTGCCAGAATGGCTAGGGCACCTCAGTGATACGCTTTTTGAAAATGTCACGAAAGGCAGACACATACAACTAGGCATTGAAATTCTTGACGCTATCGAACCCGGTGTAGTGATTGACGATCACCATGTACTTAACCGTCTACATGTATTTATGCAGACTAGAAATCTACCAAGAGCTAAGGGTTATCCTCACTGTGAAGCAGCTATTGAGGCTGTAATTGAGCTGCATGAGCGTGTAATAGCTGTGGGTACTGTTAGTGATGCAGAATGGCTGGCAGCAGCAGAGACAGCAGAGACAGCAGCAGGGGCAGCACGGGCAGCACGGGCAGCAGCATGGGCAGCAGAGACAGCAGAGACAGCAGAATACGACGCCATAGCCGATGAGCTAATACGGCTGTTAAAGGCTACGGGGGGTAAAGAATGACCGTAACGACCATTAAGACCACCGACGAACTTCTAGCACTTCGCACATTTGGCGGCCTTATCCGAATCGAGGGCGATCTGAGTATTGAGTGCGACGTGCCGTATCCGACCGGGTGCTATATAGCCGGGCTTATTGTTACTGGCGATTTTCAGGGCGATGGCAATATGTACTGCGGGGGTTATTTTGACTGCGGTGGTAATTTTCGGTGCGATGGCGACTTTTATTGCGGGAGGGTTTTTTACTGCGACGGCACTTTTTACTGCGGTGGCAAGTTGGAATATTCTAGCGGCCTGATCTTCGCCGGCCTGATCTGCGCCGGCGGCATCATAGCCGAGGAGGGCTAAAGAATGAAACAGTCTATAGATACTTTATTCAATATTTCGCCAGCTTTTAATTACGCATCATGCATAGCTTTTGGCGTGTCTTTAGGGGCGACTTTAGGATTCATTGGCATTGGGGGGGATGCAATTGCAGTGTCGATAGGATGGATAATAGCCCACCTTCTAAATTTATACATCCGGTGGGCAATTGGGCGGGTAACTACCGAGGATAAAGAATGAAGATGTTTATAGGTAATTTTGCTGGGGATGATGTAACCCTTGACGACGTAGAAGATAAGTCAGCCATTGCCCTTATCGAGTGGCAGCGTAAAGAGATTGAGAGCATGCGTCATGATTCAGTAGATGCTTCTATGTATAGAATAATGAATTCACCGAGGCGCAGGCAAGAACCGATCAAACCGCTGCTGCTGCTGATCCGCCGCATCATTCGCAGCCTTAAACCGACTTAGATCAATGCCCGCAATGGTTTCAGCGGTCTTCGCATCATTCAACCGAGTCATTGAGGCGTTCTTGTCGATGTTAGACAGGGACTCTTGAGCCTCGGCCTTCTCTCGCTCAGCCAGTGCCTGTAAGTACTCGCCCTGCTCATTGCGCTGGCCTTCCTGTGCGGCTTTGACCTGTGCGGCCTCCTCCTCTGTCTCAGGCTTGCGCAAGCCCTTCATTAATTTCTGCTGGCGGTTGAAGTCGCGCAGGTCCTTCAGGCCTACGCCGTCGATATTGTCTATGATATCGCCAATTAGGAAATCCCTGTAGGAAGAATTGTCGCCTATTTTCTCAAAGAGCCGGAATAATGTGTTCAGAGTATCACGCTTACGGCTGGCAAAAGCTGGGCCAGTATCCACAGTGACCTCAAACACGCCACTGGTGATGTTGTTAATGGCCTTCGCATGCCCGGTTTCCTCATCAATAATAATCTCGTGCAGGTTCACTTGCCCGTCGGTGCCATCCTCTTTAATGATGTTAACGGCCCTCGCTACATCGTGAACCTCACCCGCAATAGACCGATACACTTCACCACCGCGCTTTACCGACTTTGCGATGTTGTCTATCAGGGTGAAGGTATTCATGTCCACCCTGGCACTCACCGCATTAAACAGCTTACCGCTCACCTCTTGGTCAAACACCTCCTGTGGCGCGCCGCCGGTTTCCTCGCGTATGTAGTCGGCAGAGATTTGCATAACAGCAGCGTCGTTAGCGTCTACTCTGGATGCAGCCCATACACCTACCGGGCCCGAGGGTAATGGGTTGCCGTTCTCATCGTATAATTGATTTACCACAACGTGGTTAAATTTACCCAAGTGCATCTCAGATAACTGTGACGTCCTACCCTCAACCTGCTCATCCGTAAAGATTGGCATGTCTTTTGAGGTAGTCGCGGCACTCTCTGCGATACTGGTGGCGCTCATGTTAAACAAGCGGTTAGCGTCTTTGTTCTTCCGGACTAGGCCGTACCAGAATTCCTTAGAATCAACGTATGACCTAAACCCATACACTGGGATGATAGGCAGCAACTTACCGGGTATTCTGACAGGCTCCTCCAGTATCTGGCTGCCAGCCATCACCGTTTTCCACACACTTCGCCGGATTACCTTTCGTCGGGATATCTCCTCAAAGCCACCGTCTGCCATCTCATCGAGGAAGTCTTTAAAGTCATCTTTGTACAGGGTTTTCTTTTGGCCAAATGGATCCTGAAATACAATGGCTTCAACCTTATCCTCGTGTATCTCATAGAAATGTCCTATCCAAATGCTGGTTTGATTATTCCAGTTGAATCGGTTTTGATTTGGTGGGTCAAAGAAGCTCGACACATCGCAGCCCCACTCCTCCTCAGCTGCGGTCATGGTCATTTCTTCGAGGTAGGTAACGTGCCTGGCGTCTGACTTGTCGTACTTCTTGGCGTTGGCATCAAAGATTACCGACGCATACGCTGAGTAGATGGGCTCAAAGATAATGCGCTGTTGATCGTTCTCGGGGTCTTCGTCATCGACAAACTCAGTCGATAGCCTGAATGCGCCAAAGCCGCCCTTGGCCATCTCAGACACGGCATTGTCAACCGCTTCAGGGCCACTGGATCGCCTGAAGTCTTTGCGATATAGGCCGCTTAACAGATCAGCGTCAGACTCGGAGGTCTTGCCGTCATCGGGCAGGAACTTGGCTTCGAATCGGTTACTTGCCCACTCACTGTTGAATCGGTGCACAGCCTGAGCGACCTTGTTGAATTCCATCTTAGGCCGATTGGCGAACTGCTCTTGAAACCAATCCTCATACATTGCACCATCGACGTCGCAAAACCGGATGTCCTCATTGCTCCAGTCACGCTGCTCTGTTAAGCGGCCTATATCGCAAAGACTTCAGGCGATCCAGTGGCCCTGAAGCGGTTGACAATGCCGTGTCTGAGATGGCC